GTTGAGCTTCTTCTTACGCTCCTCGCAGTTACAATCTTCTCCTAATACAAATTTTGCCACTGATGCAATACCAGTTGCCTCTAATACTTTTTCCACCGTGTCTCCAAGACCTGTAGATGTTGTTGCTTTTCTTTTTGCCATATTATATTAATTCAAATTCTTCGTTTAAAAAATCAGTATAGTCCTCTCCGACTGCCTGAAGTATTCTTTGCTTGCAAGATTTTATAGTTAGGAAAATAGACTTTAAACTGATGCCAGTCTCTTCGGATATTTGGCGCATTGGCTTTCTTTCGTCTTTATATATCCTGAATAGCTTTTGGTCGTACCAATCCCAACTACTAATCTCGTTTTCTACTCTGTCGTAAATGTTCTCCAATGATTCGTGTTTAAGTAGCTCTAACTCCTCTTGTGCTAAATCCCTTACTACCTCAATAGATAAGTCATTAGATGCAGTTTTGTTGGCTTTATACGTTGTGTTTCGCAGTAGTATCCACATCAATGCTCTGTTAGGCTCTCCGTCTATTAGTATCTTTTCGTAGTAATTGTACTGATGTACTTTTAGATACACATCTTGTACGATGTCCTCAGCGAACTCGTTGTCACCAAATAAACGGACTATGTTAAGCCATTCCTTATGATATTTAGATAATATACTTAGTGCGTTCATTGGTTAATTTCTAAACAAATATATGACTATATTTTAATCTAACAAGTTGCCTACAAAAAAAGCCACCTGTTAAAGTGGCTCTAATCCGTTTAAATAAATCTCTCGGCTTACATACTTATCTAACTTGTGTAGTGTTGACAAGGTTACGTCTTTACCGTTGAGAAAGTTGTTTACTTGGAAGTGGTGCATCTTGTATCCTAATAACTTTATGTCCTCTACGATTTGGTTTCGTGTTCGGGTAAGTAGGAGTTTATGTATCTGCTTCCGCAGGTCTTCATCGTTTATGTACATATCAGAAAGGTAGGTCATCGTCAATACTATCTCCAATTGGCGCACGTTCAACTGGTGCTACATATGGCTCGCTAAATGAAGCGGAGAAGAAACTTCCGTTCTTACCTTGCTTTACCCACAAAGCCACTTCCATCTCTTTTCCGTTTACGTTTACCTTTCCTTTGTAGTCGGGTTGTTTCTCATTCGTCTTTTTGTCGTTCTTAAAGATTGCTCCGGTATTTGTTTTGTTTTCCATTATGTTGGGTTTATATGTTACTGATAAATGCGATGATTAATGTAATGCTGATTACGGTAATGAGTATCATTGTGCCTAATGCAGCGTAGTATTCTCGTTCTTCGTTTCGTTTTTTCATAGTGTAAAAATTAAATAGCCAATAGTTATTCCTGCTAACAAATGTAATAGTCGGTAGTAGTTTTCATAATTCATTGTTCTTCGTTTACGATTTCTAATGTTCCATTGATTGAATAGCCAGTTAACCGAATCAACTGCTCAATGTGATAAATCAAGTCCTCAAGCTCTACATCCTCGTGGTCGAACTCATAGCTTGCTTTGTTGCCGTAGTGGGTTATCTCGATTTTCATTTTTGTTGTTTAAATTGTTTTACTTCGTCTTTTAGTCGCTCACAATATAACGCTGCATCCATCATTTCCTCCTGTAAGTGCGTAAGCCAGTCAATTAAATTTAGGTCTGTTCGTGTTAACATTGTGCCGTACTTCTCTATTCCTCGTTGTGAGCGGTCATAAAACTTGCTCATTACTTTGAGTACAATCGGGTCTTCTACTTTCTGATTCATAGGAATTGAATTAAGGCGTTATAATACTCACGGCAAAGCTCTATTTTTTCTTTGATTTGCTCAATGACTGCTTCGTCTTTTTGTACGTAGAATACTTTTACTCTGCGGTTCTTAGGTACTTGGCTAAATTCGTGTTTGCGTAGAATCTCCTCACGCAAGTCGTAGTCCTCATCAATCTTGTGCAATTTCCAATGCGCTCTACGGATTTCATCCTCTACCATTTCGATAGGTGTATCAACAAGGCAGTAGCAAAGCATTGACTGCTGCTTACCAGTTAGCCACATATAACCTTGCAATTGATAGAAATAGTCTTTGTTAGGTATTTCGGTATCGAAAAACGGAAAGGTAGTAGCATCCCAACTTGATTTAACGTCAAGTAATACATCCTCCGTGTTTACGTCAGGCGTTCCCTTGATATAATCATTCTCGAAATACTCTTCGTTCTTGTATATAAATTTGACGTCTAAGACATCATTTACAAGTGAGATAGATAAATCCTCAACTGCGTTGCCTTTGTCCGTGTAACGGCTTGAAAACTCCTTCCTGATGCCGTATTTCTCTTCTAACACAAGTTCGTGGATGTAAGTTTTAGCAGTTTGGCTTAGTAGTTCGCCTTTAGAGCGTGGTGTTGCCATTATTTTCCCTATGGCAGAACATCTTATTTTTAGTGTCTTCATCAGTAAATCCATTTTAAAAATCTGCGAATTAGTCCAAGCTCTTGTTTAGCCGTGTTTTTGAAATCTTCACGAATCATTTTAGGAGGAACTTTAATTACTTTTTTCGGATTGACTTTTGCAATACCGTTAGTATAATTAGTAGTCTTATCATTATACTCCCTAAATTCTTTTATAATATTTATGCTTGCTGGTATCTTATTATTCCATTTATAATACCCTTGACGGTTTTTATATATTATTCCGTTTCTTTTTAGGAATACAGGCCACGCTTGAGTAACATTATATTTTTTTGGGAATTCAACTAAATTCTTATAATTAAATGAATCAAGTTCGTATTGTAAATTTTCTAAAAATCTTAAATACTTTAAGGTTGTTCTACCTGTATTTCTTTTTATTCTTTTCATAGCGTTTAAATTAAATGATTACTAATTAAAATTCACAATGCGTTAAGCATATCCGTTTGACCTTCAGTTAACGCAAAGGATGATTCGAGTTTCTCTCGTGTGTATTCACCTTTGGCAATGGCTTGTACTGCTGCGCTGAATCGCTTTTGGTCAATTTCAGGTAGTTTCTTCTCCGTCTTTACTTGTTCTCCGCTTGCGTCCGTGTCTTTGTCAGTTACTAAACCAAGTGCAGAACTTAAAGCGTAACGTCTGTAGTACGTTACACCTGAACCAAAACCTTGATAATCATTCATACCCTTTAGCTGAACGTAAGGAATCATACAAACCGACTCCATAAACTCACCGCTCTCGTGGAAGATAACCGTCTTTAGGCAGTTTTGACCTTCTTGGTTTGTAAGTTGTTGGGTAAATCCGAGTCCGTGTTTTTTTAGGATTGGATTAATCACCTCAAAAATCTTGGGTAAATCTGCGTAAGAATAGCCAAACCCTTGCGTTCCTTTGTGAATTACTGGCACTTCTTGCTGAAAAGCCGCAAGCGCTTTAAATAAATTTTTCATAGCGTTTAATTAATTATTTATACAAATATATACATTATTTAGATACGAATATAAATTTTAGATAATTTTTTTTGATTTTTTTATTGAAATAAGTGTGTAAGTCTTTTCTACTCGGTCATTTTTATCAAATTCTGTTGTTTTCGGCATCCGTGTATCGGTAGTCCAATCGGGGTTTAAATCGCTTAAGTCAAAAACATAGACACCTTTTGGAGTAGAATTAATGTAAAGTGGC